AATGAACCAGTTGCACCGCCTGCAAGGTTAGTAGACGTACCAACCGCTAGACTTGACTGACTTGCCCAAGTAGGTGAGGCTGCACCCGCAGAGAGTAAGACCTGACTTGATGTGCCTGCCGCAGAAAAGGCATACGCCGTACCCGTACCGTAACCCACACCACCGTTGGTCGGCGTGGCGGAGCTATTTGTACCACCCTGCGCAATTGCGAGCGTGCCGCTAGTGACCTGTGAGGCTGCAATCGCAATCGGTGTTGACGCGGCTAGTGTAAGTTGACCCTGTGCATTGACCGTAAAGGTCGCCACGCTCGAGGCTGAGCCATACGATGCAGCAGTCACCGCAGTGTTAGCCACAGCTACCGTGACAGGCGTTGAGCCGTTGTAGCTTGTTCCTGACAGTCCAGTGCCTATCGTGAGCGCATTAGAGGCTGTTGCCGTAACAGTAGTCGACCCACCGAGGCTGACAGAATTACCGTTAATCGTGATGGCAGAGTTGGTCAACGATGCGTTGCCAATGTTGGTAAGCGTGTTGTTTGCGCCACTGATCGTCTTGTTCGTCAGCGTCTGCGTGCCTGTCAGCGTGGCAACGACCGTTGTGTCTATGTCAATTGTGCCAGACGTGGTGATCGGGCCACCCAACAGACCGACGCCTGTTGCTACCGAAGTCACGCCTGTTGAGCCAGTGCTCAGTACGCTCCAAGCGCCGTTTGTGTAAGCCTCAAACTGAGCGAGCGTGGTGTTGTAGCGCAGTATGCCGTTCGTCGGAGCAGCGGTACGTTGTGCAGTGGTGCCGACTGGGACGACTACCCCACCCGTCCCGGGCAACGTCGGGTTCGCCGCAATTGCCACCGTCGCAATCGATCCGACGTTAGTGACATCGATCTGGCTCGTTGTGCCAGACACCGAAGTGATCGTGCCGTCGCCAACACCAAAAGTTTGCCAAGAGCCTGCGTAGTAGCCCTCAAAACGAGCTGTGTCAGTGTTGTAGCGGATCTGACCAGTGGTAGCACCACGCTGTGCGGTCGTGCCGTTAGGGAGCGTGATCCCAGCAGTCCCCGGTGCAATAAAGTTACTCGCCAAACTAATCGTCGGCGTCGAAGATCCATCACCGCCTGTCACGCCGATCTGATTGCCCGTACCTGTGATCGTCACAGGAGAGATGGTCGAGCTACCGTTTAAAGCAAGCAATCCTGTACCCGAGGCGTTTGCAATCGCCTGCGCAAGACCAGTCAGTTGGAATGTTGGGTTACCTGCAATCCCATTACCGTCAGTGACCGAGATGCCATTACCGCTAGTCGAAAGCGTGCGAGCAGCAATGGTGTTTGCAGCGGTCTTAACAATGACGCCAGTGCTAGCAAGTTCTAATGAATATGCCGTACCATTAAAAGAAATTGTGTAAGCACCCTGAGCGCCGCCGTCAGTAATTCCAAGACCAATGCCGGCCGAAAAATATCGACTATTAGGCAATAAAGGCTGTTGACCAACAGTTAAAAAAGGCTGAGTAAGCGATGGGCTTTGTGTAATTGCAGCTACAGTAGTTTGTACCGTCAATCCATTTTGGACGATCGGTACAAGCTCAGTGCCAGTAATGGCGCTAGGTGCCGTGGGTAACTGCGAGATTCTAATATCAGCCATAATCAAGGACTCAAATTGTTGAGGTTGCCATCGTTTGGCGTATTACCTTGCTCAGGAGATATTGGACTATTTCCTAGTGTCTCTGTAATAATTGCATCATGGTTCTCAGCCACGTCAGCATCGGGGCGTGGAAATCTTAACGAAATCTTCTCCGGCTGACGTGCAGGTAATCTATACGGATCAAACTGATCGCTACAACCTTCATCGCACACTCTCAAACCAGGGATATTTCCATCCGCACGAATGCTTGAGTACGCACGCTTCATTTTGCATCGATCACATATTGCTATGCTTAAAGATGAATTTCCAAGCGTATTGAGAAACCTTGGCATATTATAACCTTAGCTGGTGTAATAGCTAATATTTGGAGCAAAGTAAATTGGAGACTTATCGCGCTCTTCCTGTTCAGCGAGCGCCCAGTACTTATCCCACTGAGCTTCACAATACGCGATGCGCGCGGGATCGACTTGTGGCAACTCCATCGCCATTTGGTGCGATAGTCCATTTTGAATGGCCATGTACCAGCGCTGAGGAATTTCTAACTCGCCATTTAAATCACCTACATCTTGGATTTGGCGGCTGACCCAGAGTTCCAACATTGGCTGAATGCTATTGCAAACTGGCCAAATATACATAGACGGCTGCGGAATAGTGCGATCAAACCAAAATTGCAAGGGCCGATTACTTGTAAAATTTCTATTTGGCAAGCTAGAATAGTCATCGCGGTTCATCCTAGCCATGTTAATGGACATAGGCATAGTGCCAAATACCACTTGGTAGAACCCCATATTCGCGCCAGCAGACTGCTTGATGCGCCAGAAAGGCGCTGTCGCGGATAGATTTAAATCATAATAAATCCATGTGCCCGCGGTCCAAGTAACTGATCCGGGCGCTTCTGCGGTCACCCAAGTCGTCCCGTCCTGTGAATACTGTATTTCTATGGTCACAGATCCAGACATAGCTGGCAAAATACCTACCGTTGAAATATAAACTGGGTTTCCGGTGCCGTTCGCTATGCCAATGTAGCCGGTATTAGTGGTTAATTGGCAAATATTTTGGCCAACGCCATCAAAAGCATTAGAGGTGATGCCTGAAGAGCTGTTATAACCGGTGTTGACTGACGTGACTGTACGATAATTGGCATTTAGGACATCCACGGTGCCCACAGGAAGCGTATAAGACAGTTGGTCAGGTACTAGACCAACGATAACCTTGTCGATGCACCAATAATTGATGCCCATGTTCACAAGATTAGAAAGTAAATAGTATAAACTTTGCTTGGCTGATAGTACTTGCTCCGAAGTCAGCTCTTCGGCAAGCTTACCTGCGCGACGAGCTCCATGGTCAATAAGTGTTTGAACCGAAATTACAGTCTGTCCAACAGTTCCACTAGTGCTCATTTACCACCCCGGACATTTCCATCGTTTTAGTGAGGCTTTTGCACGAGGTGCATCGCCACTCGCGTGCTTAACGACTCCGCTCATGCGAGCGCAAAATGAATCTTTACGAGAACCCCCCTCGGGCTGAGGCGCTTTTAGGTTGCTTCCCGTCTCTCTATTGTATTTGGCACGACCTTTGGCTGTGAGTCCAGCGCCGCGCTCAACAGATAATTTTTCACCACGACCCACTGAAAGTGATACATCACCGCCGTCTTTCTTCTTAGCGGTCTTGGCCGATTGCTTAAACGCCTCAGCAGTCGGTGCACCGGCACTTCCTACTTTGCGCATTTTCTCACCAGAGCCTTCTGCAATGCGTTCACGCTTGGCATGGATATTCTCATATAGACCACCGCCTTTCATGGTCTTATCTGCTTTTGCAAACTCTCTACCCACTTTCTGAGGAATACCAACTTTCTTGGCAAACTCAGGACTATGGGCCACCGCTTGCATCAAGCGCTTCTGCTCAGGTGATTTGCTTGGCATGATTAGTTTGTAGGATTTACATAATGCTTTTGCATTTCTAGAATAATCGTATAGGTATCACCTGCCGATCCATCTAGCGTTGTAAACGTAATGACACCCGTCTTACCGGCGCCTGCGTTATTCCACAAACCGCCAAAGCCAGAAAAGTCTTGGGTGTAATTTGTATTCTGTGGGATTGTTCCAATGACCACTGGCGCAGTGGCTGCCCAATTTAACTGAACTTCTAAGCCGTGGGTCAACGCGTGTATCTTTAAAATGCTTACAGCATCACAAGCACCACCGGCATTTGAAGGTAAAAGCGCAGAAGGCGTGACTTTTGCCACAGCGGATTCGTTCTCCGTTGTGCTCATGGTGGTATAAAACTTCATAATAGCGACGCGCTCGCCGTCAAACAATGTCTGCGAGGTGGCAGTAATAGTCATAAATATCTCCAAAAAGCAGGGG